CCCCCGGCCCGTCATCCCCCGGCCCGATGTTCCCCCCGCCCGATGTTCCCCAGGGTCCCCCGGCTATCGGGTCATTCTGCTACCATCCCGGGACATGGACGCCCGCCCACGGCGCGCGGCCCCCTGGGCCGACCAGCGGGTGCTAGGGCCATGTTTCTCACAAATATTCCCATAAAAAATGATATGGTGTACTATTATAAGGTACTAATCGCATATAAATAACTTTGGGGGCCCCCATGAAAGCACCGCGGTCCGCGGCCTTAGATGAGAAAGAATTGAAGCTTCGTCTGCGTCTCGCGCAGCTTGAGCAGAATGAAGCTTGTCGGGATAATTTTTTAAGTTTTGTGAGGACGGTTTGGCCTGAATTTATTGCTGGCCGTCATCATAAGATTATAGCGGAGAAGTTGGAGCGTGTAGCGAGCGGTGATTTAAAGCGTTTAATTATTAACATGGCCCCGCGGCACACGAAGAGTGAGTTTGCGTCATTTTTGTTTCCGGCGTGGATGATGGGCCGCAGTCCGCGAATGAAGATCATTCAGGCGACGCACACGACGGAGTTGGCTGTAAATTTTGGACGTAAGACGAAGAATTTGATTGAGAGTGATGAGTACAAGGAGATTTTTCCGAAGGTTAAGTTAGCGTCGGACAGCAAGGCGTCGGGTCGTTGGGACACGTCATCTGGCGGGATGTATTATGCGGTTGGTGTGGGTTCGAACTTGGCTGGACGCGGTGGTGATTTAGTAATTATTGACGATCCGCATTCAGAGCAGACGGCTATGTCGAATGCTGGTTTTGAGGATGCTTGGGAGTGGTATACTGGTGGACCCCGTCAGCGTTTACAGCCGGGTGGCAGTATAGTTTTGGTTCAGACGCGTTGGTCAGAGAAGGACATGACGGGTCAATTAGTTCGTGCGATGGCGAAGGACCCTTTAGCGGACCAGTGGGAGATTGTTGAGTTACCGGCGATATTTGAGGATGGTTCTCCGTGTTGGCCGGAGTATTGGAGTTTAGAAGATTTAACCGCGGTCCGCGCATCAATACCTCCGAGCAAGTGGAATGCTCAGTATCAGCAGAATCCGACGGGTGAGGAGAATGCGATCATTCCGCGGGAGTGGTGGAAGCGTTGGGATAAGGATCGTGTTCCGCAGTTAGAGTATGTCATACAGAGTTACGACACGGCTTTCAGTAAGCGAGAGACTTCGGATTACAGTGCTATAACGACGTGGGGTGTATTTTACCCGAATGAGGGCGGGAGTGGTCCCAATTTAATATTGTTAGACAGTAAGAAGGGCCGTTGGGATTTTCCGGATTTAAAAAAAGAGGCTTTAGATTTGTATAGGTTTTGGGAGCCGGACACGGTTATCATTGAGGCTAAGGCGAGTGGTTTGCCGTTGACGCAGGAGTTGCGGAACATGGGCATTCCGGTAGTAAATTTCACGCCTAGTAGGGGTAATGACAAGGTTTCGCGAGTACACAGTGTGAGTCCGTTGTTTGAGGCGGGAATGGTTTGGGCCCCGGACGAGACTTGGGCGGATGAGATGATTGAGGAGGTAGCGTCATTTCCCAATGGGGAGTATGATGATTTGGTTGATAGTATGACGCAGGCTTTAATGCGGTATCGTCAGGGTAACTTTATTCAGTTGCCGGTGGACGACTGGGAAGATGACGCAACATCTGTTAAGGTGCGTGCGTACTATTAAGGGTTTTTGTCTAATGGACCGATACCGATTACAAGACTCGGAAATTGACAAAGTGGTCGAAGGGGGAGGTAGCCGTGTAGATTTAGGTGCCGGTTCTCCTCGGCCCACGGACCGTGGGTTTTCTGTGGGGATTCCGGGGTTAGCCGGTTTTGGGATTGAACCAGAGATGTTTGCGGAGGGTTTTTTTGGGCGTGAGAGCCCGAGAGACGGTTTCACGGTTAGTCAAAGTGGCGGTAGCGGTAAAGTTGGCGCAACGGTTGTGGGTCCTGACGGCGATAGGTTCACGGTGGGTGTTCCGTTAAATTACCTTCGTGGCGAAGTTGAGTTCAGCAAAGAATTACAAGCTCAAGGGCTCCCGAAAAATATAAAATTTGGCACGCCCGGCATTGAGCGGGGGCCGCTTGAGGGGCGGATTGAGTCTCCGGGAGGCTTTAGTGCAAGCGGACGTTATGATCCCAGAACGGGTAAAGGCGGGGTTTATTTAGATAAAAAATATAGGTTTGAAGATGGCGGCGCGGTTGGCGGCATAGGTCCGTATTTGGATCAATTGGACGAGCCGAGAAGGTTCGCGAACGGCGGTTGGATCAACATGGAGCCCGCGCGTTATTCGGGTCCTTTAACGACTTCGGCTCCGGTATTTCAGAGACAAGGGTCGTTCGGTCCGGGTATTGGCGGACTTTTCGGCAGTCCAGTAGGTTACGCCGCGGACTCGTTTAGTTCAGAGGTATTGGCGGACGGTTTAACGGGTTCCGGAGATGGCGGTGGTGGCGGTTATGGGGACCCTTCATCCGATACGGGTACAGCCGAGGCAGCCGACATTGGGGATTTTGCGGGCTATGCCGCGACAGCACTTGGTATGACGACGGGCCTTGGTGCTGTCTCGGCTGTAGCAAATGCAGTTTCTCAAGCGACAACGGGAAAAGGCATACTCGGTCATATAGCGGACTATCTAGGTTTTGGGGGTGATGATGCTCCAGCCGCCCCTGGTATGGAGACGGGCCATGGCGTGGGCATGGGTACTTCCGGCTACGGCAGTGATGACACCGGGAACACGGGGGATGATGCTCCAGGGCCAGGGGGTAACGAGGGTGCTGTCGGCGGTACAGATGACGATGCCGCTGGCGACGACACCGGAGGTGGAGATGGCGACGACGGTGGTCCGGGTGAAGGTGACGACGGTGGCCCGGAAGGGTTAGCGGACGGCGGCGTTGCAGGTTTGTCCGCGGCCCGTGAGTTTAGAGATGCGGGCACCTTCCCGGACTTTATGGCCGCTCGTTTAGGGTCCAAGGACCGTCGGGATGACGCGGTAGCCCGTAAGCTTTTGGGCGGAAACGCGTCCCCACAAGTTTTGGATCAAGCTAGTCGCATTCTTAATTCTTCGAGCGATCCGATAAGGACCTTTGCAGACGGGGGTTCTGTTCGATCTCAGCGGTTGCCCCCTCGCAGGCCGCCCCTTTTAGGTGGTGTTCCAGAAGTTTCGCGTCGAGATTTAATTCGTCTAGCGGACGACGAGTTTGCTCACACTGTGGCTCCGCACATCGAAGGTAGTCCTTTAGCTTCTGCGGAACTTATGATGCGTCAGACAAGACCGGGATCAGGCGGCTCAGGAACTGAAATCCCTTTATTGTCGGATGATCTTGACGTTCGTCCCGTAACATTACGTCGTTTTTCGGGTACCACCCTTCTCGATCAAGCATACCGAGGTCGCCTTCGCCATCTCGATTCGGGAAAGCCTCTTTATGATAGTTCAGATTTTGAAGGGCGCTTTCCGATACCTGTACATGAAGGCTTGCAAGGTTTGATGTACGGGGGAGACAGGTTTAATTCAGAAACTGTGGACCCCAGAGTTAAAGGGGTATTGGTCAACAACATTACAGACCGATACGGAAGAACCCAGGCGGAAGCGTCTGGAGATACTTTAGAGGGTCTCAGTGACGCCGCACGAGCAAACAATGAACGCGTGGCTAGAGTGTCTCGACATGAACTGGAACATGCTTTTTTAACTCGCGCTCGCAACAGTTTATCTGATTATATCAAAACAACGGGGACAGATTCGGCGCTAGGAACTCTTTTGACTACAAATGTTCTTGGAGAAAGAGGCCGCGGCGGAAAAAACGAACACCGGTTTTTGATAAATATATATGACGCATCAAGTCTTGTAGACGATGGTAGGATGGACCCTCGTAACCAAAAACAACTGGATCTGTACTCAAAGATGCACGATTTAAGTAGCGGGGAAATGAAGGCTGCCGTGGCTTTGTCGGAAACCGGGAATGTCGCGGATTTACCTGAAAAATATAAAGATAGTGAATATCAACCTCTTGTTGACCTTGTGCGTCGAGCGGAAGAAGAAGCCGCAACTCAGATAAGGTCTGCGTTAAATTCGGAGGGTTATACCAAAGCTCAAATTGATAGTGCCCTTGGAGTACAAGATTTTGAGCGCAGGCCAAAAACACAGTTTGTTGGCATGGACTCCACCGGTAATGATGATGACACGAAAAATGTTCTTCGTGCGGAACCGCATTTTGTTGGTATGGACTCTACGGGTAATGATGATGACACGAAAAACCCTGTGAGCCGGTTCCGGCGCTTTAGGGATACATTTCGGTCGATCTTAGGAGTAATAAACTAATGGCTGAAGAGCGTAACGGCTTTCAAAGCAGCTTAATGGAAACCAGTGTTCCTTCTGAGTTGGACCCAGACGTCCTGGCTGCCGAAATCGAATTGGAGCTTCCGGGGACTTTGGAAAACGCTTCGTATGAATTAGAGGACGAAGACGAAGGCCCCGTTGAGGTTGTGTCTTTAGAAGACGGCAGCGTCGAGGTGGACTTTGATCCGTCGGACGAGCGGGGCGAATCCGATGATTTCTACGCCAACTTGGCAGAAGAAATTCCGGAGCGTGAACTAGGTCGTATTTCCAGCGAGCTTTCTGGGGATTTTGATTCTAATAAGGCGAGCAGGCAGGAATGGGAGGAAGCTTATGCGGATGGTTTGGACCTTCTGGGTTTCACTTACAACGAGCGTACGCAACCGTTTAGAGGCGCTTCGGGCGTCACTCATCCGCTTTTGGCGGAAGCTGCGACGCAATTTCAAGCTCAAGCGTTTAACGAATTGTTGCCTTCTTCGGGCCCTGTCCGAACTGTGGTCATGGGTAACGAAACTCGTGAGAAAGTTGCGCAAGCTAGGCGCGTAAAGACTTTTATGAACTATTACATCACGAGTGTGATGGAAGAATATACGCCTGATATGGATCAAATGTTGTTCTACCTGCCTTTGGCGGGTTCAACATTTAAAAAGACGTATTATGACGAAACGTTAGGTCGCGCGGTTTC